GTCTCATCAAATAAAGAAAATGTAAAATTCTTCCTGACATCCTGACCAATCTGAATACGAACATTTCCGTTTTTGTCACTCCACTGCGCTGTGGGACCTTTGATCAGAAGTCCTCCATCTGGATCCATTATGGTGAATTTGCTTGTAAGGATTGTTCCAGCCTGTAAATCTCCCACAGAAACATATTGAATTACTGCATTTTTAATTAAAGCTTCTTCCAATACTGCATTCTGTGATGTGAGGTGAATATTCTGTAGTTCTCCGATACCGGCAGCTCCGGAAAGAAGATTCTTGATGTTTCCGTATAATACATCCAGATTTTTTACTTTTTCCTGTTCCACTTCCAGCTTTTTTATTGTTGCATATTTTAAATCAGCGTCTTCCGCTTTAATGTAGTTGGTTTCAATTTGTCCAACAGATACTTTTAACTCAGACAGATCTCCATTCAGAGCATTATATAGTCCCTGAAGATTTCCAACCGCACCACTTCCGGATACCCCCTCTTCAAAATGCAAAATATCCGATACATTGATCGTTCCTGTGTACCGTCCATCATCACTGATTACAGTATTGATAATCTCCTGTGCCGCCTGGAGCTTTTCCCTGGCTTCTTCGAAAGACGGAAGCTTATTCGCCAGTTCGCACTCATCTTTCGTATGATTCTGCGGATACTGTGTAAGCTTGATAATCCGCTGTTTTTCACGTATCCCGGTAGCGGCATCAATCAATGTGATTGTATCTCCCAGAGAAAAAGAGAATCCACTGTATCCAGCTTTCTGTTTCGCCAGATTGATAATATCAGCGCTGTAAGATACTTCCGGCTTAGACAGATCCTTCAGTTTCGCTTCTGCATCTTCCTTCAATGCTGCAGCATCCGTATAGGATTCATCCTTCCAGATGTATGTCTTAACTTTTTTCGTGTACTGATAATTTTCCAGATAGTTCTTTCCATCATTTACCGATTCAACAGTAAGTCCGTCCTGTCCAATTGGAATAATTCTTGTGTAATAATCGTAGGAACTGCCTTTTCTCTGCAGTCTTTTAAGATTGAGCCCGGTAAGGAAAAAGGTTCCCTTATCCTGTCCAACCTGCTCATAAAATGATACCGTCTTTTTCTTGGTGTCATAAACAACTTCACACATGAATGCGGTGCACAGCTTCTGGATTACTCCAAGCGTGTTCGTTTGCAGGATACCTGCATTTCTTTTCTTTGTCACCGTGCATTCACCCACTGTCCAGCCGGATCCAGCCAGGGCAAGCTTGGCCGCATCTGAAATTGTGGAATCTGCAATGCTGAAAGAGCTCCATGGTTTAGCTTCCAGTTCTTCCAGGTTCAGCACTGCTACAAAAGAAAGAAATCCATCTGTACTCACACCTTTTTCTTTTACTACATATTCATCATCCTGAGTCTCAATATAGAATTCCTCACAGATTTCATGATGACGGGCCATGTATGTAAAAGAGAGCGTCCGGTCACCTGTAGTAACGTCGCCCTCAATCTTTAAGTCCTTGTATTTAACAATATGCCCTATGGCATTGTGGTTTGTATCGTAGATCTTAAGCATAGGGCCTCCTTCTTTTAATCTTCAGAAATCATAAAAATAAACGGTTCCAGCTCTGCGCTGGTCAGATCCAGCCCTTCAAATAATGATAATGGCACTTTTTTAGGCTCAAAATCGGTTTCCTGGATTGCCAGCTCATTAAGTTTTCTTTGATACTCCTCCATACTTTTACCTGGACGGAGACTTATGCTTATATCCTGCACAGGTCGTTTTTCTGCCTCTGCAGCTTTTTGCTCTTCCTCCCAGGCCTTCCGTTCTGCGGCTGTGTCTCTGTACTCTTCAATGATTGATTTCTTCGTTTCCTCATATGGCTGCAATGCCTGAACAATTGCTGCTTTATTTTTATTAATTGAAAAAGCAAGCTGAATTTTTCCGGAAAGAATTTTCTTCCCTGATTCTTCAAATTTCTTTTGTTCCATATTCTGGAACTGCATAATCCCATTGTATGCTAATATCATTTCCTGATTTGTCACTTTCAAAAATCCTCCTTAACACACATATTTCTTTGAAAAATTTCTGTTTTTTCAACATTCCTGGCGATTTTTCCGCAATTACATAAATCTTGGACGGTATTTAACCGTGATATCCATCCAGGTATTATCCAATGTGATTCTGTTCGTTCCCGGCATAAGTACCGGCAGGCTCCAGATGTCTACATCAGCGGATTTATTTACTCCTGCCTCTGTGATTTTTCCGGTTTCACCATCCAGGATAACGGTTTTATCCTTTGTTGTATTCCTGATTGTAACCGGCAGGCTCTCCCCTGTATCCGGATTACGATTAATTCCCTTAACCGTGAATGCTGACGCACCTGCAGCACGCGGAGTAATTTCCACTATGCAGGGCGTCCAGATATTTCCAGGGTTTGTTATTGCTATTTCCAACATTCCGGATGCAGACTGTGAATATGGAGAACCATCCGGTTTTTCAGCGTATTCATAGCATGAAAAATCAACCGTAATCCTGCTCAGTCTATTGGATGTTACCCGCAGTTTTCCAAGTGGGTTTTCAGCAAAATCATGTTTTACCATATATCCGCAAAATTTATGGTCGAACTTATCCAGTTCCAGGATGACCGACTCGGACATCATCTTGGAAAGCAAGGTGCTGCAGTTCTGCAGGATTTCATTCCGATCCGCGCCATATACCAGGAAAGTGATCTGTATTGTTTTGAACCCGATGGAACCGTTGACGAAAAATGGCAGTGGGCTGCCCCTCTGCCATTCGCTTTCATTTTCGATACTTGAAAAATCCGGAGTCACATTCCACTGCCTGGCCTGTGCCCCGGATATATCCCAGCCATTTATTTTCATCTCAGCCGCCCCCTTGTATGCCTTGTAGCTGCCATTTCATTCTTGATATTTATGTCTTCCCGGATTTCTCCGACCAATTTGTCTTTATCCATGAATACCTTTAAGTTCTTCATGGTGCTTATCATGCTCTCCGTCATGGCTTCCATGGTTCTCATCATTGAATCCATTTTGCTCAAAATATCGGCATTATCTGCCTGTGAGCTTCCAGCCAGCTTCGTCTGCCGTTCAGACTGCTGCCGGATCAGCCTGTTAAGCTTTTCAATTCCGGCAGCCCCTACATCCAGAGATCTGTCTGCCAGGAACCGGTCCGGGTTTGTAGCAAAATTATAAAGGTTTTCTGCCCCCTGTGGATTGATCACTTTATCACCGGTAAGCATATTCTGCATGATCGCTCCATCCGATTTACGAAGGACATACTCCTGTGCGTTATTTTCAAAGAGCCATGCCAGCTGATCTTCCAGGATATTCTCTGCTCCGGTTCGAAGTCCCCGCTTTTTCATTGCCGCCAGTATAGCTTTCTTCTGCTTAGATGACGGCTTTGCATCCGCTTCCACGCTAAGGGCATCTGCTATCTTCTTTACAGTGGAATCATTCACACTCCTGCCGTATTTTTTTACAATATACTGCCACAAATCTGAATGTTTCTTTTTCTCTGCATCCGACACGGATTTCTTATGCGCCTTGCTTGCATTTATCAGCTTCTGTACTTCTGCAATCTCTGCCGGTTCCTCAGCTACGCCCACAGTCACTTTATCCAGTTCTTTCTTTTGCGCCGGCGCAATTTCTGTCTTGGATATATTTCCAGAAGTGCCGGATCCGGAAGAAGCTGAACTGGAAGCAGTTGCTCCACTGGTTTCGAAAGAAGCTGACACATTTTTTCCAGCCGGCGATACATTTACATCAAGCAATGTCTCGCCGGTTCCTGCTTTCTGAATTCCGGCGATCAGACTCCCTACAATGTCCTCACCAATCTGGCCAGCCTGTTCCACCAGAGACTTCAGGCCGGTAGATAAGCCCTCATTCAGCTTTGCAACCGCGGAAGCATTTTCAGCCGCCAGATCATCCAGCTGTTTCTTATAATCTTTCCTGGTGTCACTTATCTGCTGGTCAATAGCATCCCGCGTAGCCTGTGTATCTTTTTTTGCCTGCCGGTCTGCTATCTCCTGCTTTTCTTCCCAAAGCTTGTTAAATTCATCCAGTTGCTCTGCAGTCATCTGATTCAGGCTGTAAATATTGGCGGCTGCTTCTGGTCCTGCATCTTTCAATTCCTGCAGCAGCCCCTCTGAAAGTCCCTTTCCGCTCAGTTCCTGTAACTGGTTTTCCCACAGTTTCAGTCCCTCAACCTGGGTATTCATATTGTAAATCAGACGATCTGCAGTATATCCGGAAGCATCCCAGGCATCATAGTTATTCATGGATGAAAGGATGTCTTTCTTCCGATCAGCTATGGCACTGTTCCTTTTTTCTTCTAGATCCTGTATGGTCTCATTTAGTTCTTTTTCAAGCTTTTCCCGCTTATCATTGTAATCTTCATCAAGCTGCAGCTGTTCTTTTTCGTAATCTTCTTTGGCTTCCAGGTACTTTTTATCTGCTTCTATGCGCTCATCCGCGCCGGCTGTGAACTGTTTTCTGGCAATATCCCAATATTCCATCTCTGCCCTGGCGGACATGGAATAATAGGTCTGGTAGGTCTCCATAAGGGATTTCTGTACTGAAGCCTGGGTCTTTGCAGCTTCCTCTCTGGCTTTGGCTGCCTCTTCCTGCTTCTCCTGCTTTTCCTCGTAGATCTGCGTGTCCAGTTCCTGGATCTTTTGTGTTGCTTCATACCAGGCATCAGTTCCGCTCTTTAAATTCTTTCGAACGGTGGTCCAGTAATTTTTCTCCTGGGCTAAAGAGGTAGCATGTAATGTCTTGTACTTTTCCAGCCGTTTTTCAGCAGCACTGAGAACCTCAGAATTATAAGTTTCTGCATCCTTAGTAGTTTTCTTTTGATTATCTCCGGATCCGGTAACTTTTTCTTTGGATACACCAAAATTGTTCTTTATACTGCTGCTCAGTGCCTTGCTGATCGTGGAACTGCTGTTAAGCTTATTGAGCTGAGCGGTTGCCTGTTTATAGGCCGTGGATCCTTTCACAGCTGTATCACGTATCTGCTGCCAGTACCATTTTTCATTGTCCAGGGAAGCTTCATGGCTCTTATTGTATTGCTTAAGCCAGCTGGTGGCGTTTTTCAACACAGACTGGGACATTTTTCCAGCGGCTGCAGTTGCTCCCTTTGTGTTTTTAGTTATACCAGACGCAGTACCTGCAGGTAACTGATAGCCGACTTCTTTCTCAAATTTCTTTGATGGAGAATGGATCTCTGCTGCTGCCTTGGCTGCGGCAATACCTGCATTGATCATTCTTATTGAAGCGCTGATGACCTGGGACTGGCCTGCTGATATACCTTGTGCTACACCAGCAGCCGCGTTGTATCCCGCAGTGTAAAAGCTATTCTGATAGGTCCGAACCGCGGCCACTGCCTGGCTTGCCATGGTTCCGGAAGCGCTGATTGCGCCACTTTTTCCGGAATTTATACCAGTCTGATACAGCTGAGCGGCTACCGTTCCGGCTTTCTCGTATTCGCCTTTTTTCTCTTCGGCTGCCTTCGCTCCGGCGGACGCCATCTCGCCACCAGCCTGTTCAACGCCAGACTGCTGATCTTTAATTGAATTCTGGGTTCCTTCTCCTACAGCAGTACCCACATCTTCACCTGCAGACTGTGCATCTGCTGCCTGCTGCTGGATCAGTGCCAGAAGTTCCTGCATAGCTGATACCGCCTGCGTACCACCGGCATTAATTCCTGCCTGGATTTCTTCCGGGATCTGGATACCCGCTTTATTGGCGATTTCTGCCACGCCCTGGATTGTTCCTTCAATAGTTCCGTTCAGCTGATCTATTGCCTGTTGAGGGGTTATCTCACCGCTTGCAATTCCATCTGCAAGTCCCTCTGGGATCTGTACACCGCATTCCTGCGCCATCTGGACAGTCTGCATGAGAGATTCCTGTGTGGCTGCCGGAAGCTCAGCCCAGCCTTCTACAGCCGAAGCAACGGCATTGTCAATGGACTCGCGCAGATCAGAAAAATCATAATCTGTGGATCCAAGCTCTCCCACTGCCAACTCATAAGCGGTCTTGTTTGCCGCCATCACCGTTGCTGTATCCTCAGAAATGTCCATTGCATCAGTCCACTTCTTGGAGATACCTTTCAGCTGTTCAACACCGTATTCTCCCTGGTTATCCAGAGTCCATACCATGTGCTGGAGCATATTAGCCGCATCAGTTCCTTGCTCCTGGATTGCCTGGATAAACTCTGCGGAAAAGATCGCTTGCCCGCTCTCATCTGTGGCTTCTTTTAGGCGCTGGAGATTCTGCTGATAGTTCTGGATTCCATCCACCCAGGACTGCAGGTTTTCGTTCATCTGCTCTGTGGTGATATCATCCCCACCATCGAATTTATCTGCAAAACTGATTTTATCCTGCAAATCAGCCTTGATAGAATCCATGGTGGAATTGTATTCATCCAGGATCTGACGCATGGCAGTCTTAGCAGCGTCCGCGGCTTCCTGGGAGCGTTCCATGGTTTTGTTGAACCCTTCCAGGACTGTACCAGCTCCCGCTGCCGCCAATCCGGTTGCTTGGATTGCATCAGCATTATCTTCTTGCGCCTTTGTATTGTCTTCTGTTGATTCAGTATTATCCTTTTTTGCTTTTGTAATGTTTTCTGCACTTTTGGCATATCTTTCCTGTTCTTCCGAGCATTTATCAATTGTTTTTTGATTTTCCTCAATTGCTTGAGAATATCCTTCCGTTTTCTCTGCACAATCAGCTATGCTCGTAGCTGCTATTCCAGTTGCATCACCATATGCTACTGTTCTTCCATCAATAACATCCAAACGTGAATCCAATTCGCTGCTACTATCGCTTAGATGTTCCATAGCATAATTAAATTCATCCTGTGTTATTGCACCTTTTTTTAATGCCTCTGTATAAAGTTTTGTTTTCTCTGTTGGAAAATCAATATCAACTTGATAACTTGGATCTACGCTGGCTTTCTGTCTTTCCTCTTGGAGCTTTACAATTAATTCTCTCTCTTTTTCCAAGAGTTCCATTCTATCTTCAGTGTTTTTTTTCTGTTCCTGTGCTTTATCCAGCTGGACCTGTGCCGCTAAAGACTCATTGATTAAATCCTGTGTGGCTGCAATTACCGCCTGTTGGATTGCTGTTTGCTGATAGTTTTCTACCAGTTTTTCCAGCTCATCATTAGTTACACTCAGTTTATCATTTTCATCATCATAAGCACCAGCCAGTTCTGGAATGGACTGTGACAATTTGTCCACGATGGATGCCATTTCCTGTTTCTGGACAGCTGTTCTATCTTCAACATTATTTAACTCTTCCAGTCTGTCAGCCAGAGCGCCTACATTTTCCACTGAATTCAGGGTTCCGGTAAACTGATCGTCAATCGCCTGTACATTATCTGCAACTTTCTGGGAGGATTGTACAACTTCATCGTACATTTCTTCCATTGCATCTTTTTGAGGTGTAATCACGTCTGTTAAGCCAGATACAATATCAGTAAGCAGTTCCACACCATCCTGCAAAGGACCTGAAATGTAATCATACGCCGCAATTCCCAGTCCCTCAGTAGCAGAACTAAGCTCTGTCAATTTTCCCTGCAGATTATCCTGCATGGTATCTGCCATATCAGAAGCAGCACCAGAACAATTTCTCAGACTCTCCTCATAGCCAGCCACCTGATCAGCGCCGGTATTAAGAAGCATGTTCAAGCCCTTAATGGAGTCAGACGTAAAGGTTGACATGAGAGCCGCCTGTTTCTGTGCATCTCCCATTCCATCTGTAGCATTTTCTACATCTTTTAGGACGTCCGTCATGTCGCGGAAGTTTCCGTTGGAATCCATGACTTCTACAGAAGTATCACCAATGGCAATCTTTCCGTCCTTCATCTTACTGGTCAGATCTCTCATTATGGCAGCAAGGGAGGTACCAGCTTCACTGCTCCGGAGTCCGTTGTTTGCCAATGCTTCCAGGAAAGAGGTAGTGGTCTCAATGTCCTGACCGGCGGCATTCATATTGGCACCACAGTTCTTATATGCCTCGCCCAGCTCTGCTGCTGTAGTAGAACTGTTTGCTTGTGCATATGCCATCATATCTGCTAAATGAGTTGACTGTGAAGCTTCCAGATTAAAAGTACTGATATTGTCTGTAACAATCTGGGATGCATCTGCCAGATCCATATTGGAAGCGGCTGCCAACTGTAGAACGCCATCAATACCAGAAAGAGTCTGGTTTACAGACCATCCGGCCAGGGACATATTTGTCATCGCGTTGGCTGCTTCCGTTGCAGAGAATTTCGTACTACTTCCAAGGCTCTTTGCCTTATTTTCCAGTGCTTCCAGCTCTGATCCGGTTGCTCCAGAGATAGCCTCCACTTCACTCATTCCAGCTTCAAAGGAACTTCCGACTTCCACCACATACTCTGCTGCTTCCTTTGCCTTATCACCAATTGCCGAAATAGCTTCTCCTGCAAGTTCCAGGCCCTTTGCTGCTAAAGCTTCTCCAAAACCTTCCTTCAAGCTCTCTCCGAACTCTTTCGTAGTAGTGATAACCGTCGTTGTTTCTTTTCCATATTCGTTTATGCTCTTTGCGCATTTATCCGTAGCATTTTGTGCTTCCTGCAGATACTTCTCATTCTGTTTTAAAGCCTGGTTATTTTTTTCTATATCATTCTCGGCGTCACTAACTTTTTTAGACCAGTCCGATACTTTTCCTTCGCACTTCTGGCACTCCAATCCCTGTTTTTCAACAGCCTTCTGAAGGCTTTCCACTTCCTTTGACTGCAGCTGATACTCTTTTGTACCATCCTTTCCAGATTTCTGCATGTTTCCCTGGGCTTTTTCAGCATCTTTCAATGCCTTGGAAAGTTCTTCATATCTCTGCGCCGCTTTCTGCGATACCTTCTGTGCATTTTCCAGTCCTTTTTTCGCAGACTCCGCCCTTTTCTGATAACTCTCAGTCTGCTTTGACAGGTTTTCCTGCTTTTTAGTCAGAAATTCAAGAGAATTGGCATTTCCCTTATATTCTGTGCTGAGTTTTTTCAGTTCAGAGTTAAGCATTGCACTTTCTTTTTTCGCATTTGATACGCCCTGTGAAAATTGTCTTTCTCCGTCCAGTGCAAGTACAATTCCAATTTTCTTTCCTGCCATAGTTAGTCCTCCCAACAAAAAATCCACATAAAAAGAGCACCTCAAACTGAGATGCTCTTTTTACATGGATTTTTATTTATATTTATTTCTTTGATATTGGGACTTCATCAATGTGGGTTTTATACACCACCGGTGATGTAACCCATTTGATAAATTTCTTTATCAGAGTCCCTATCAGTATTGCTAATAATAACAATACAAACAATATTACCAATAACATATGCCACCCACCTTTCTGTTTTTCTTAATTATAATCCGCAGCTCTGTAAATTTCAATATCATTTAACAGAGCTGCGGAAGAAAATCAGAAAATGGTGTCCAAATTTAACTTTTCGTCCTTTTTTCTTAATCCGTTATAATCCAGATACTCATTATAGATCAGATAAAATTTCCGAAGTGTCATCTCAAGCACCTCTTTTTCACTATAATTTAGTACCTTACATCCCACATACAGTAACCGGGCTACGTTTATAGCCCGGTCTCCTGGTTTGGGTTTTCTTCCTCTTCGTCTTCAGTATCTTCACCGTCACTGTCAGGATCCGGCATGGAAAATCCATATGCCTCCAGCAGAGTAATTGCTATCTTTTTCATTTCAGCTGGTTTTATAATCCCGTCAATATCTTCTGCTTTTACTTCCTTGCCTGTATCTACGGTAAGAAACGCAGCAATAACATTATAAAATGTTTTTACGTCTTCTGAATCAGTTTTGAAATCTGCCACCCTCGCAATTGCCGGCATAGTTTCCACTAATGCTTTATTACAAGTTTCCTGGATTGCTTCAATTGCTCCAATGGTGAACAGGATATTATATTCCTGTCCACCGATAACGACCGGAGCTCCTATTGGTCTTAAGTCGCTCATATGATCTCCCTCAATGTTTACTCAGTAATTGCTGCCTGTTTTTTTAGCCATGCTTTCGCTTTAGCTTCGCTGTCAAATACGAGTTTTTTACCGATTGACATCTTGCCATCAACTTCCACTGGGTATGCTTTACCTTCAATGGTGGCAGTCTGGAAGTTTGTAGTGTCACCTTTTGTCTCTGCATTTTCTGTAGGCTCACTATGCTGGACTTTGTACAGCCAGATAACAGTGAAACTAACCACACCATTTTTCTTTCTGCGCTTATAGAAACCAACTCCAAAGTATGGAGCTTCGTCTTCTGATCCGATTTCAATGCTCTCAGGAGTTCCTTCCTGACCTGAATCTCCTGCTGCCTCTTTTACATATGTATGACCAAGCAGTTTCGCCTGTTTCTCCAGAGACAGATCGTCAATGCCAAGAGAAGTCCCCATGTCTCTTATGCTTTTATCAGTCTCAGCTACTCCATCATCTGCAAAAAGCTCAACTTCGTTTTTATTCGGTGTTCCAGTAAAGTTGATTGCTTTCGCAACAACGAAACCTTCTGTGTACTTGTTTCCTTCTGCCCACTTTGCTGCTACAGGATTTTTCATACCAATATGTGCCATGTGCTATTCCTCCATATCATAATCATTTTCAAATTCACATTCGAATACAATGTGTCTTGTTTTATTATCTGGTTCCATCAATACGGTTACATCAGGATACGTTCCACCTTCTTCCAGGATCACTCTACGAATTTTTCTTTTTGCTTCCAGGTAATCCTTGGTTGATGGCAGGAAATAATGAATCTGCATTAAGGATATATCCTCTACAGGCTGATTGTCCGCAAACAGTTCTGCACCATCCTTCACATAATTAAAGGTAATATATTCACTATTTCCACCGCCAAAGAAATCTGATGTCACCGGAATGCCAAGAGGCTTCAACGCATTTATTATCTTTTGATTTATTGTCACAGCTTGTCCACCTCCGCGCCAATTACCTCTTCCATAACCTGCATTACTGCATTTTTGCTTTGTGCTACTGCTGCCGCGCGTACAGGTCTTGGCTCCTGGCCGTGTGACCTTACACCATATTCCAGATAACCCATTTTTTCAGCATTTCTAAAACCATTTTTATCAGTTCCATTGGGTTTTACCACAGCAAACACTCCGAGACTATTGTCTCTTGCGTTTGTAGCAGCTATGGAAGCTTCCAGTTCGCCTGTTGAATACGGTTTTCCGTATTTATCCCTTCTGTTAGCTGCGGATCTGATCTGTGTTTTCAGGTTTTTTTCGACAATTGGGGCGGCCTTATTCACTGCTTTTTCAGCCATTTCACAAGGATTTGCCAGCTTATTCAACATCTCTTCAACATCTTCAAAACCTGTTATCGTCATCCTTGCCATTGTCCTACCTGTGCTTTCCCACGTTCACGCATCTGACAAGTCAGCTGCACCTTCATGGATTTATTTTTCTGATATCTGCGCTTTATATCATAAATTTCACCTGTAGACTCATCCACCAGGAATGATTCTCCAGAATAATTACACGCCATGATCTCAACAACCTGGTCTGCTGTATAACCATTCTGTTTCGCAAGAACCTCATCATCCCTGGTACTGTCGCGGAAGTCTGCCGGAATACCACCGATAAATTCATATGTTTCCTCCATCATGATTCCATTATCATTTATCGTTGGATCATTTTTCTTTACCGGCAGCGAAATACTTTTATTCCACATCCAGGTCACTTCCTTCCAGTGTCATGCGAAAAACTTTTTTTCGGTACAGATCCAGATACATTCGAGTATCTGAGCGGTCATTTCCAAGATATGCCTTTACATATAAAGTCACAGCTGTAAGGACTCTCGGATCATCCGTATCCTTCTTGAGAATATCAGGAGGCACACCGGAGGTCTTCATGTCCTCCAGTGCATCTTCAATGTAAACGCTGATATCCTCGTTATACACTTTAACGCCTTCTGCAATTCCACATCTTTTTTTTATTTTTTCCAGCATTTATTCACCATCATTTCTGCAGAAGATAAGCATTTACAAACGCCTCTTTATCCCTTATCTTAACGTCTTCTCGTTCGATAGCACGATAAATAGTCAGATCTTCCGCGAATGCATTAAGGTCACCGATTGAAGCAATATTGGAAGTCATGATTGTAGTCTTTGCACGGTCAAAGTACCAGATACCTTCTTTCAGATCTCCGATTATAACCGGAATCTTTGTCGCACTGGCCTCATAATAATTTGCAATGTCCTGTTTTTTCGGCTCATCAACTGCTGTATATACCTCTTCCACTTTTGTGTAATAAGTTTTTTTGGCATTTACATCAATATCTTTCGTTTGCTCATATGTCACTGTGCTTGGTAAATCCCCTTTTGGGATTGCCTCGACCGGTACGAATGTACCACCGACCGCAAGTCGCAACTGCATGGTATCTTTTGGATCCGGTGCAAGAAGGTATCTTCCAGTAGAATCTTTTAATGTATCTAAATACTGTAATCCATCATCATTGGTAATGATTCTGGAAGACTGCTTAAATGCGGATCCGAGGGTAACATTGAGAACTTTTTTAATATCATCCAATCCGTTTAATTCTACTTCTTTTTTGGTCTTAATCTGACCCATGATTAGATTATTCTCAGTTGCTCTTGCTTCATCTCCAATCCACTCAATAAGTGTAGAAGCGATATTTGCATCACTGTCAGTCAGGAGCTCATTGGTCACTGGAAAATATCCTGCATATTTACTGATTTCATAATCAATACGCTCAAACTGTGGAGTATTTTTTGCACCGATCTTACCACCTTCACCAACTTTGGTGAATCCAGTCTGCTGTGAACGCTTCTTAAAGGTTCTGGATCCTTTTACGGTTTTAACACTTTCCTTTCGTACCAGCTGTCCTAAAGAGAATTTTGCCTCTTTATATTTATTAATTCGTGTCTGGATATCATTCGGAACAGTATATCCACCATCAGCTTCAGTTCCTTCATTCATGGAATTCTTCACACGGAATCCATTTCTTGCAGCCTGTGCAAACTCTGCTGTAGAATCTTTTGGTGTTCCTGCAGGAACCTTACTCTCCGGCACGGCTGCTCCATCGTCCAAGTCTTTCAGAATATCAAATTTATCCTGAAGCTCTTTCAGTTCATCTTTAGCTTTTTTTGCTTCTTCCAGTTTTCCTTCATTGGCAAGGTTCTTAACTTCATCTTTTTTCGCGTTAATCTTCTCCAGAAGGTCTAATAATTCTTTGTTCACGTCTTTTTCTCCTTTCAAAAAGAGAGATCAAACACCATACCGGTCAAGATCTCCCAATAATTCAGCCTTTATCTTTTCATTTTCCAGGTTTCTCTGATTAGCCTCTTTTGCTTTGATTTTTTCCATAACTGCATCTGCAATAGCGTCAATATCCAGAGTTTTATTTTCCGGTTCTTCATGCTGCTTTAATGCTTTTGGGGTCTTTGAATACTCATCAAAGTAATTACTTGTACAAGCTGCTGCCTGTACACTGTCCTCCACTTCAAAATCAAAATAATCAGTAGTATCACTTCCGACCATCCAGGTCTCTGCGTTGATCAGATTATTGATTTCCTCTTCTGTAACCCCTTCTTTTGTCTTCGACATGTATGTCTGCAGGATTGCTTTCTGGCAAATATCCAGAGTATCTGCATCTTTTCTCAGCTGATCTGCGTTCATACTGGTAAAAAAGTAACCATTTGTAGGCTTATGAATCATAAAGGTTCCATTTGCCGGAATCACAATCCGATCACCGGCACATGCAATCACAGAAGCAATACTGGCCGCAATACCATCAATATAGGTGGTAATCCTGGCATTATTGCGTTTCAACATGTTATAAATGGTAATTCCGGCAAATACAGATCCGCCTCCACTGTTTATGTGAAGGTTAATCTCCTGTATGTCTTCCAGATTTTTCAGGAAATCTGAAATATCAGAAGGACAGGTATCATCATCACACCATTTTCCCCAGTCATCAGATACGATATCCCCAAAAATATTCAGATCTGCTGAGATTTCTGTCTGATTGCAGATTTCCAATTTTCCTACATTCTTTTTCTGGTTTTTCAGCAGTAATACTGGCATTCTACTCACCTCCTTTGGTGTACTGTGTTCCAACTTTTTCAAGCGGAATATAATTTCCATTCACAATGAGCTTATCGCCATCCGGATCATCCGGCATATCCAGATATCTCCTCGCTTCATTTGGCTTGTATATTCCATTGTTTACAGCATCTTTTAGCATTTCCATCTGTGTCTTTGTATCAGTCCTCAAAATTGCCTTCTCATTAAACTTATAAAAAAATCCATTTTCTTCCTCTTTCAAGCTCAGAACTTTCGCATTAATCTCTTCTTCATACATCTTTAGTCTGTACAAAGCGGTATCAACTAAAAAAGCCAACTGCTGGGTTTCACTGTTTGAATAACTGGATTTTTCATAATTATTGATCTGATTCGGCTTAATACCGAATGCTCCGGCAATCTGAAGTGCGGAATACTTTTTTAATTCGAAAAACTGTGCGTCAGTCAGATTCATTTTCAGTGGAGTAAGCTGTAGTCCGATTGGGACAGGTATTACCCTTCCTGCATTTTTCGGGCCTGACAGTTTATCTGCAAATTTTTTCTGCAGTGCTTTTATCTTGCTCTCTTCCAAATCACCCACGTACTGTAATGCCATGCTTGCACTTAGTCCCTGACGATAAAGGTTATTCATAAAATTCTGACTTTCCAATGCTCCACCCACGGTATCTTGCAGAATTTCCCGCACAGATTTTCCCATAATTCCATTTAAGGAATACCAGGTTTTAAAGTGCATAACCTCACTGGATCTGAACAAATACTGTTCACCGGTCTTGGGATCATTGTACTGATAATACAGTTTCCCTTTTCCTCCAAACACACCAACATCATCCATATATACAGTCACACAATCCGCCTGCATTGGCCAAAGATCCAGGACTTTGTAATGTCCTCCATATTTTTCTCTTTCAAAGGTACCACGCATCCAGATATAGCCATTTCCATAATGCTGACAGTTCATCTCTGTAGTAGTCCACAAAGTTGTGGGTGTCATTATCGTGTTCGGTCTCACAGTCAGAAGCCTGGTAATCTTGCTCGGCTCTGCCCTGATCCGACCTTTAGGCGTTTCCTGGTAGTACTTTAACGGCACTTTTCCCATGGTTTCGCTGAGCATTTTTAAGCAGGTGTAATATGTCACCTCTTTCTCAACATCTGGATTAGTACCAGTTATTCCCAGCCATTCTTTCAGATCATCGTCATCCATGTCTACCGTTGGTCGCGTCATTGCATTCCATGCATTTTTTAATCTGTCTAATATGTTCATGTTACCAGTCACTTTCCAAAAATTGATCTATTCCCTCCTGGTAGCTGGATCCGAATTCATGATACATTGCCAGCTTAAATCCACACAAGGTAGAATCCACAGGGTCAATTCTTTTTGTTGTAGCATCTTTATCTATCTTAATCAGTCCCTGGTTGGTTCTGATCACTGCATTGCTCATTGCAAAATTCAATACAGGATTGTATTCGTACAGGACATTTCCGCAATATACCTGCTCACGGAATCCCTGAGTAGCTTCATTCAAGTGTTTATGGCTCTGGAAAACTTCCTCCACTGTATAACCTTCGTTTGATAGATCCATCATCAGCTTACTTGCATTGGCAGGGTCAAAGCACAGACATTCTATGTTCCAGTCATTCTCTGCACATGTATCCAATACATATTGCATTACTGCATTCTGGTCTACAATCGGAGTATCTGTCACTGTAATAAATCCCATTCTTTCCCAGGCATCATAATCCACTTTATCTTTTGCCTTTCTTTCAGCCAACTTCTCCCGATTCGGAATGAAAGAGTGGGAATACAGTATGTATTTCACAATTTCTTTTCCAGTCTTGTCAAATTCGCCTGATAGAAAGGGAATTACGAATGTAACAGATGTAAGGTCTATTTTGGCTGACATATCGAACCCCACATAAACACTCATTCCATGAGTATCAATAGGGATTTTATCAACCTGGCAGGCTTTCCACTTTGCCATGTCCATATATCCGTTTTCTTTTGCCTGAACCCAGATATTCAACATTTTTGTGAGAAATGCCGTCATCTTTTCCGGTATTTCTTTGGCTACCCGCCAGGCTGTACGGATCTTATCCGCGCCATTTTTATAGCTCATCCTAATCGGATTCGCTTTTTTCCAGATGTTTTCATCTTCCAGGTTACGGATATCATCCTTATAATCCTCCGGATCCACTTCGCAGATATCCACCAGATACTCTTCATTCTCCACATCCACATCCGGATCCAGTATCTTAGAGCAGTATTGATACTCCTGCACATAACATGGATAAGTAAGATCCATCCCTGCAGTTGTAATAATCATCAGCAATGGCTCTTTGGTGTTTGCTCCAAGACCAAGATCATAAAACTCAGTAGTCTTATGCTGATGGTATTCATCCAAAATCAGTCCGGCCGGATTGGTTCCATCTCCATTCTGGCCATCCTCTTTCGACAATGCCTTTATGAAGCTTCCAGTTTTTCTGTGTATTACAGCATCCCTGGTGATTTTAAAAAGAGGTTTCAGTGGAGATTTATTCAGCATGAGCTTAGCTTCATTCAAAATAATCTTCGACTGATCCCTCTTGGTTCCAGCAGTATAATATTCGTAATTTTCTTCATTTCTCGTAGCCATAACTGATATTTCATATAAGGCTACACCAGCCTCCATCTGAGACTTGGCATTTTTCCTTCCAACCTCAATAAAAGACTGTTTGAACCTTTTATAACCGGTAATATCTTCGCGCCATCCGTAAAGTTGGCACAGATTAAATTTCTGCCATATCGTCAAGCTGATCGGCTGTCCTGCAAGGTCACCTTTAGAATGCCGTAGCATAGAAAACCAGTCTACAATTTTTGATGCTTCCTCTTCATCCCAATGATAAGGCCATACATTAGCCTGTACATTCTTTGCATCCTCTTTCTTGCAATCCCTAAGGAAGCGCATACAAGCCCATTTATGTTTTTTCCCTGATATTTCTTCCCCGGCCAGACAACGGTTGGCGTAATCTATCAGTTCTTCTTTGATGGTCATATATTGCCAAATTTATTTGTGATAGCTTCCCTTGTCTTATCAGACTTCACTGCTGCAGCTTTTAGTCTGGCGTCAATAGTGAGTCCACACAGGGAAGCAAATTTTCTCATTTCCTCTGCGTATGTGCGCTGAATATCAACCATTGGATTTTTCACCACAATAACGCCATTCCTGGTCTCTCGATCAATGTAATAAGTCTGATCTTTCAATATCTCTGTAGCCTTAACATAGTTAGCAAAAGCATTACAGTAACCGCCCAGATTGTTACGATCCAGGTTCCCGATCAGATTGATCTTTTCCAGTTCCTTGACAATCCTGCGCCACTCTTTTTTTGCCACATTATCAATTAGCCAGGTAGGAGGACGTTTTAATTGATTTTTGTCCGTAGTCACACTGTCTTCTTCTGCTTCCCTGGTCTGCATTGTGATCACAGTAAGATTTCCCCGCTGCTCTGTCAGCGGCTTCCTCGGTCTTCCCATTCATCCTCCCTCCTTCCTTTGCCAACTTTTTATGAGTATTTAGAATTTTGCGCAAGCTATAGGGCAGGCGGGGACGACGGCATTTCCTGAAAACTTTTCAGACCGCCCCTCCCGTCTGTGTATAAAAATCCACAAGCATTTTTGCAAGCTTTTTTTCCATCACTGGTCTCTCTTTTTTATACATCTGCTCAATTTTTGAATGTGTATCGTGATGTAATGGCATCAGATTCTGCTTATCGCATCGTTTATCCCATGCTTCTTTTAACGGAATAATATGATGCACTGTATCTGCTGCCAGAATTACTCCTTCCGTCATGTAGACATACACATCAATCCCGCAAGCACTGAGAATATCAGATCTTGTCAGCTGCCATTCCCTTGAATCATAAAATGTTTTGCTTTTCTGATTTCTGGCATTCTGATCATATATCCGATAGCGTTCTTTATCTCTTTGTTTCATGCAGGGACACCTGCTGCCGGACGGAATTCTTTTTCCGCACCTGCCACATCTCTTATATATCATCTTTTTCTCCAATAAAAAACGCCCGGCCGTGCCTGCCAGACGTTTGTGGAAGTATGTATGAGTCAGTATTGTACCATTATATCGGCGGTACTAACCGAGTCGGAACAGATGGAACCGAACCACCGACACGCTGGATATAAGCCAGCTGCTCTACCACTGAGCTATGTTCCGATATACCTGCCAAGCCATAGTGCCTGACAAGTAAGGGTGCAACCGATTGATATTTGATTCATCCATCTGAATCTATTATAGTTATAACACGAATCAAGTATACCATTCTATACCATCTTAAAATTCTTCAATGCTGATGAATGCAGCCTATGTACCTGTGTCCATCCATAGCCCATCTCTGTTGCTACATCATCCCATTTTAAGCCCTTTATATAGCGTAAGCGCAGAACTTTCCGTTCATCTTCTGAATGCATTTTGCGGATCTGATTTTCAATCTTCCGATATTGTTGAACTTTTTTTAACCGTTCTTTCTTTAACAGTTCAATCTGCTCATCCAGTATTGCAATATAATCAGACAAATCAGATTGACTGCTGCCCTTTGGCATACCATCATTTACTACAGAAGGGAACATCTTATCAGCTCTTAATCTTTTGATTTCTTCCAGGATGTCCCGCTCTCTTTTGACTGCTCTCTGATATGATTTTAAATATTCCTTTTTCTTTTCATTTTCTTCCTGCAATCTCCTGTCCATCGGTATCACCTCCTGTTTTCAGCCGTTCCAGTTCCCAGTATGTAGGTGATCTGGTTATGCCATTTGGTAATTGTAATTGCACTACATGGGGATATAATGCTTTTATCCTGGCTTTCACCTTTTGGGTGATGATCTTCCCGTCACCAGAAGCATAACTGGTTTGTATGATCTGAATAATATCCCCTCTTTTGATTCCATGTTTCTCTTCCAGTCTTCTCTGCTGTCGCTCCCATTTCTCTGCTTCAGCTATCGCCCACTCAGCTGTTGGGTCTTTATATTTTTCATGGTTCATTACAAGCTTTCACCTCCTACAAGTCTGCCAGTTCCTTTTCATATATTTCTTTTTGCTGCCTTAACCATTCTGCAAGATCATTCTGGAATCGCTTTGACTGTCCATCATCAGTTTTTGGAGAAACAACTTGTACCCAATGATGTTTATCATGTTCTTCCAGAATCCGCGTAATACTTTTAACATCCCGCTCCAACTCTTTTGCCTTTTGTAATGTGTCCTTATCCATTCCGCAATTCCTCCAGTTCTGAAAAATCCCATTCACGCGGTAGTGTGGATCCGCAATGGCTAATCATGGCGCAGCGTACACAATGTGGGTGTTCCGCACAGTACCTGCTTACTGTCTTTATTGCACACAGCAGCTCTTGATTTGTGACTGCTGCCTGCTCTGTATTAATATTTTCCTTCGCTATTTTCTTTCCCCTACTCATATATCATCATTCCTCTGCTTTTTCTGTTTTTTTATCGCACATGACGCCCATAGTAATACACCAAATGCTCCAAGCACAGTTCCAATGCCAAATGCTATTAATAAATCAACCATTTTTGATTTCCTCCTCAATGTCCGCTCCGCAGCATACAAAACAGCAACTCTGTCATGGATTTTATTCTTATACCCTGCCTGCATGGCAATACGATTTCCAGCTTCCAGTTTCTGTCCTCGCTTAATGGTGTGGGATCTTTAAATTCTTCCGCTGCTTCTCCCCAGAACGGAATAGGAACCATAACTCCGTAATAAATTGATGAATCTGGGTGTTTTTCGCGCATGTAATTAGCAAATTTACCACTTCTAAAATCTGGCTGAATTTCTTTGTAACACTCCATCGTAGTTACTATATAGTTCTTTTCTCCAAAGAAATTCAAACCATTACCGCTATAAACATCTTCCTTACAACTTTTGATCTCATAGCAAGTGAATATGCCTTTTTCTATTCCGGATACAGAGTATTGATTTGCCGGGCAAAACTCCATATAATCCACTCGTTTTGCCTTTGATGTCCATGGATCAATGCTAACCTCGCTGGCCCAGTGCGAACCAGCTCCACCAATACGAGTAGATACAAGTAGTTGTCCAAGGAATTTGGTTGTTTCTGCTCTTGTCATTTTCTCACCTCGTTTTAAGGAATTTGGACATTATGCTTTTTTCCCACTGCTTCCACGGTTGCGCTTCCCATTTATTGCAACTATGGTCATCTCTGATCCAGATTCCTTTCTTGTCACATAGAAGATCGTCATTGTGCCTGCAGGTCTTACAGGTTCTATCTTCCATCTTGCTATTCATTTTCCATCACCCCTCGTACCTATTCCCTGTTAAATCCCATCTCTTCATAAATGTTATAATTTGCCAGATTCTCAAACTCTACATCAATGTCCATCTCCTTTTGTGCAAGCTCATAAGCTTTTGCAACTCCGATCCGGTCTACATAATCCATTGCTGCTTTCCAGTTCTTTAGGAATTTTTTGTTTGCTTTTGTAAATCCCCACGAAAGCTTAATCGCATACAGAGAAATAATTATATTGGTTACGGTAATATAGTCCTCTGCACGTTCCAGTTTTTCCTGGGCTTCTCTGATCACAGCGTCTGTTGCAGTTTCTGTTGTCTGCTGTTCCATCCTTTTCAGGTATGTTTGCAATATAGAAGCCTGCTGCCCGGTCATCCCTGATACCTGGGCCACTGTAAGATTAAGGTTTAATGGCACCTGACATTTTTCCTGCATCCTTGCCTGGCGCCTTCTTTCTGCTCTGGTCATACTCTTTCACCTCTTCGTTATTAGGCATTCATTTTGATTATCCTCTGCCCTTCTTCAGCAGCTTCTGCCGGACCAGATCGTATTCCAGGAGCAGGTTCCGGTCTTTGTTTCTGCTGAGTGTCCGGTCTGCGGCTCTTAGATAGTATCTGCCGTTTATCAGTCTTCCCTCAGCTGCGGCACCGTACAGACTCCCGACTGTCCGGTTCAGCCTTTTGGATGCTTCCTTTATGGTTACAGCCTCTTCTGGCTCTTCTGTTATGTTTTCTGTAATCTCATATAATGTCATAGCCAGTTTCTCCCGAATATCTTCCGGAACTGTTCCCTGCTGCCAATCTGGCTCTCAAAGGCTTCCTGTCCCAGTCTGTGAAGCTCATCCATTACCGCCTGGTCTTTATGTACCGCATGTGCTCCGAACTGGTGGCATTCCAGGCACAGGTCTACTTTTAATCCATATTGTTCGGATAATGTTCGGTTAGGTCCGCCAAAAATATGATGCTCTTCGGTCTGTGTGTACCGTCCGCACAGATAACATCTTCCTTTCCGGCTTCCAAGAATGCTTGCCGGATGGGACATCTTTTTTTTCTTCGTTTCTTCTTTTGGAAATTTAAGTCCGCTCATATTTTTCCTTCTTTCATCTTGTCCGAGTCGGACATTAACTAAATGGCAGTTCCTCTTCAATTCCATCCGGGATATTCATGAAACCATCAGGTCCCACATCTGGTGATTGTTGTGGAACATTATGCTGACTGCTGCCAGATCCAGAGCCTTTGCTTTCTGCAAATTCCTGTTCTTCCACAACAACCTCTGTCGTATAAACTTTCTGTCCATCACGGTTGGTATAACTTCTGGTCTGAATACGGCCTTCGATTGTAATCTTCAATCCTTTTCGGAAGTATTTCTCCGCGAACTCGGCAGATCTTCCAAACACTACACAATTAATAAAATCTGCAGTTGCATCTCCATCTTTTCTGATCTTCCTATCTACTGCCAGTGTGTATCTGGCAATTGCAAATGAATTTTCCCCTGGGGTGTATCTCACCTCTGGATCTCTGGTAAGACGCCCCATTAAAATTACTTTGTTCATCTCTTATCGCTCTCCTTCCATATTGCGTTCGCCTCTTTTTTGCAATCTCTTTCCATGTAATAGTCATACAGGAACTCTTTCTGTGCCTTTGTGTACTCTTTGACCGGATTCTTTGTCGGAAAAGCAATTCCTCGACTCGGATTGTGTAAGAGAACCCACCCTCTTTCGACGAGCCAGTCTCCTGCTCCGATCAGGCCGACATTGCATTTTGTCTGCAAGTCAATGTCTCTGTCCATTGCTTCCTCCGGCAACTTTTCGTTCATGTAATTCTGCGCCCATTCCTGATGCTCTCCCCATTCCGCTCCGTGAAAAGTTCCGTCCGGCTCTAACCATCCATAATCCTCTGTGGTGTGATTTTCTTCATCCATCATTCGTTCCATGAGACTGTCGAGTGCATCCTGCTGTCTATCCTCCGCAGTCTCTTCTCCGAGTTCCTTTCGGATTTCTCTCTGTGTACTTTCCGATATGTGATCCATTGCAACATCCCACCGTTCAATCATCCTCCGCAGGTCTTTCTCTATTTTCTTTCGTCTTTCGATTTCTTTCCAGATGTTCATTCTCTGCGGCATCTGCTCTTCTTCTCCCGGTTCGTATATTTCAAGATGATATGTCCCTGCTGCCGTGCCCCCCTTCAGAGCAGCGCGACCAAGCAGAATGTCCTCAGCATATCTCCTTATCTGCGCCTCTGGTTTATCTGTTCCAGTCATGCTATCCATGAGAATTTCCATTATGGTCTCATAACTTTTCTCGCCTGTGTGAAACCATTCCCTTGTAATTTCCGTAATAAATTCTCCATTAATATCAAATACCATATTACCCTCTTTCATTTTTCTTCCCTTTCATTTGTGCATCTAATTCGTTTATTTTGTTTTTATACTCTTTCACAGTATCACCTCTGCATCTGATGGCATTTTAAAGATTTTGATTTTCTCTGGATGCCGAGCTGCAACCTGTATGGCACAGAGAACACGAACAGCCTTTGGCTCTGTGCTATATTCTCCCAGGATAGTTCCTTTCTTTTTGTCTTTAGTATGTGCCAGTATCTGATATGATCCGGTTGGTGTGAGAACTGTAGTCGTTTCTTTTTCAGTCATATCTATCAGCTGATTTCCCTGTGTTCTAATCTTCATTTCCGTATTTTTCTCCTTTCAGCCAATATTCGTGTTGTATTAACAAGATTCTCCGTATTCCGTTCATATTCTATCATTTCTTTCCGGACAGCTTTAATCAACGCAAGTAGTACTTTTTTAATTTCAGCAGTCCCTACGCGTGTACAATACTCTTTCGCATTCTGATCTATAGCCTTGATCTTTATATATTCCGATTGTCTTATCATTGACTTGATGATTCTCTTCTTCATCTGTTCTGGCGGTTTCTTCCCATACATTTTTTTATATTTCTTTTTCAGTATCCTTAACTTCATCTTTTACACCTTTTCTCTGTTAAGCCCCAGTTCTTCATAAATGTTATAATTTGCCAGATCTTCAAACTCTACTTCAATATCCATATCTCTTTTTGCATATTCATAAGTTTTTGCCACTCCTATGCGATTCACATACTCCATTGCTGATTTCCAATTATCCAGGAATTTTTTATTTGCTTTCGTGAATCCCCATGAAAACTTTATCGCGTAAATAGAGATGATTATATTTGTGATCGTTATATAATCTTCTGCCCGTTCCAGTTTCTCCTAAGCTTCACGGATGCAGGCGTCCGTTGCCTGCTCCGTTATTTCATCCTCTCTCGCTTTTAGGTAATTCTGCAAGATCATTGCCTGCTGCCCTGTCAGTCCTGCAACCTGGCCAAGCTGCATCTTAAAGTTCAATGGAAGTCTGCATTTTTCCTGTTCTCTGGCCTTACGTCTCATTTCTGCCCTGTTCATTTGCTTTCCCTCTGTACTTCCTTTAAGAATTCAACCAATTCGCTTTCACTATTTGGGAATTTATTGTATCTTCCATGCTGTGTCCATTTAGGTATTCCTGATTTTCTTTCCGGTTCAGGTCCTCCAATCAAATGCATGTAATATGATTCTGTATTATCTGATACCCACTGGCTGTGAACAGTGTCCCGATCATATTCTTCTGCAATAAGTCTTGCACCATTTGCAAAATCATATTTGTAGTATCTGGCGCCAATATGTTCATCTGTATACCAAAGTCCCCAATCCTTATAATTTCTCAGCCATTCCTTACGCTGATCATTATTTTTCATAACAGGAAGCGGCAGTTTCTCCGATGTTTCTTCTTTGGCTCTCTCATCTGAGTCCAGACATGTGCTTATCAGATTTCTAAGCAATCTCAGTCCTGCCACGTTCATCTGGGCTTTCTGTAATACATTAACTGGGAATCCTGATTCTTCTGCTGCCACGAACTTTATTTCTTCCAGGTCTTTTTCTTCTTTCTTTAAATATCTCAAAATATTTTCCAGAGTCGGAACCGGAATATCTTTCAAATCATCCGGCCAAGCATCCGGTACAAGATCACTAATCTCAGGCAATAAATCTTGCTCGCTTTGATCCAGATCCTGCTGCCTTTCATCCGCGTTTTCTGCTGCCGGTTGGCAGCGCTTTGACATGTCCGACTCGGACACATTTTCTGCTGTCTCTTCCACTATTTTGGATTGGGCTGCTTCTGCTTTCTCCATAGCAATCTCATTCCACATTTTCTGAATGGAAGTTGCAAGATAAAACCAGTCATAGTTTCCAAGGCATTTATTACTCTCATCCCAAATCTGCACATAATCATCAAACAAATTAGCATGTGCGATTCCAAGCCCAGTATCGAACCACCATGTTCTTCTGCTGCCTATTTTTTCTTTTAACTCATCCGGGCTTGTCACTACATTTAACACCCTTTTGTGGAAGTCCTGTTTTAACCACTCATCAAAATCACCTATCAGCTTTCTGGTTAGATTATCAAGATATTTTTTCTCTTTCTCAGATGGTTTTTTTATGTCAGCAGCATCTACCACTCTTTTACTATATTCTTCTTTCATACGTTCTGCTGATACATGGCAGACCTTCTCCCCTTTTTCATTGTAAAATGCAAAATCTTTCTCTTTTGTTCTCTGTACTACTGCAAACTCTGCTCCCATTGCACTGAAGCGTCTGGTTGCTCCTACATACATTTTGAGATAAACATCCTCAAGAAATACCTTTATCATCCTTGCTATGTCCGGCAGAAATACTTCGTTTGCATCATAATATGGACATTCTTTTTGTGGTTCTGGCATAGGTGCAAGCTTCACCGCCTTTTGTTTCTTTCCATACTTCTCTATCAGTGTTTCAGCCAACTGCTGCCATGTAATCAACTTTTCATCCCCACTGCCAGGATTAAACAAGATTCCATTTGATTTTCCCTGATAATTCAAATATCCATTTCTGATCCGCACATCATTGTATATAATGCTGAGCATATAAATGGACATGTTCTTATCCCGCCTTTGGATTCGTTCTGTTGTTGATTTCTTTAAGCTTTCAAAGAATCGTTCGATCTGAATGTCAACATCAATTACCGTTCCATCTTCCGGCGGTCTTCTTCGTCCAATTACTTCATCAAGTGTCAGCTGTCCAGGAACCTGACGTCCTACTTCCTGTTTTTCTTTCAAAGCTTTAACCTCTGGTAACGTAATTGTTTCATTCTTTTTGTACAACCCCAGAGCCTCATCCTGGTGTTTATCATCCAGATCTGTCAGTTCCCTTGCCACAGATATATTGATGTTTCCATTTTGAAACTCTTGCATAAACTCCTGACTTAATTTTTTCTGGATTGCATGATATCTTTCTAACTGTGTCCCCGATGTTCCAAGAGTTGCCTGTACCATGCTTCTGGTTGTCCCCTGCAGGTCAACCAGATCGCGAAGCTCCTTAATTACCGCTTCTGTGATAAGCGCCTCCTGCATTTTCTCCCAGTCACTTTTTTCACGGAACCGGTTCGCCTGGATGATTCCCAGCTTATTGATCAGCTGTTCCACTTTTCCATCTTTATCTTCTGGGAATTTCTCTGTATTCAGATTTACTTTTGTGTATTTACAGTTAATCTTCCGAAACTCTTCATGCCCTTCTTCCACAAGCATCCTGCAGCACATTGTACGGCAATGTCCGGATATAATCCTGTCTTTACCATCCACATCCTCGATCAGCACGTCCTGCATTACCCCGAATAGAAGAATCGAATTCTTTAATCCCTGCAGTTTCTCCGGATCTGTAGAATAGAAATTATCTTTCGACGGCTCCAGTTCAAACACATCCCGATACACTGTATCACTGATATTCTCAGTCTCCGTTGGCTTTTTACGATTATTTACCATGTCGGCCAGATTGAATGCCATCAGGCTTCCCTCCCTTCCGTCCATTTATCCATCATAACTCCTGCTGCCACCAGATACTCTTTCACCAGGCATTCATAATCTTTTGCGGCTAAAGAACGCGCGGAATACAAAGGGATAGGTTTTCTTGCATAAGTACTCTCTGATACTTTTCTGGAATATCTTATCTTCGTCTTAAGCATTGGATATCCTGCTGCCTCTATCATTTCTGTTCCCTGTGCCTGTGCAAGGTTGTTTTTGTCATATTTTGTGATAAAGATCCAATAATTTTTCAATTCTGGGTTCAGTTCCTCTTTTGTATAACCGATCTGATTCACCAGTTCCGGAAGTCCTTCCGTTGTGTTATCATCAATTTCCACCGGAATCAAAACATCATCACAGGCTGTCAGAGCATTGATCGTTGATACGTTGATATCCGGTGCATTGTCAATTATGCAGAAATCATACTGATCAGCCACACATGCCAGTGCATTTTTTATCCTATACTGCTGCGGTCGTGTCTGATCGAACATTACTTCCTTGTTAGCCATCAAAAGACGCATATTTGCCGGCAATACATCCATGTTATGGAATTCCGTATGTCTGATCAGTTTTTTCATCCAGTCTTCCGGGTGTCTTGCGGTCATGATCCGATCTATTCCTTCTCCATCCTGTGTTCTGCAGTTTAATCCTCTTGATGCATCTCCCTGCTTATCGTTATCTACAATAAGCACTTTATTCCCCTGGCTTGCCAAAATATAGGCAACACTATTGGTAGTAACGGTCTTGGCCACGCCACCCTTTAAATTAATCACTGCAATTGTTCTCATACTCTTCCTCTTTTCTTTTTATTTTTTCTTATGTACTCTATTTCTCAATTTTCTGTCTGCTCTTTCCATCCAATCAGGCTTCCCGCCTTCCGGTTCATTATCAAAATAGATTTCTCCATCATCATCTCTGTAATAGTGAAAGTGTATTCCTGATTTTGTTACTGTTCCAAGATATGTCATTGCCCTTGGATCCTGTTCTGTGCGCAGACTCCATCCTTTTCCCCACAATTCTTCAGTTTCCACGTTTTATCATCTCCTCCTGGAGCCATTGCGAATATGAATGTACTCCGGCCAACGAAGAAGCTTTCAGTTTCAACCGGTTGATTACTTCATAGACCTTTTTCCATTCATCTGCATTTTTGATATCTTTTCCCTTTGTATCTTTAAAGGCATCTGCTGCCAGATCTGAGATTCTCAATACTCTGGATGCCACGAAGGTATCTCTGGTATATATGCAAATCTCACATGTAGAACGAAATCTCGAAAGGGCTTCTATAAGTGCCTGTAAGTTACACTGATGATATGTACTACTACTATTTCCGAAACCTTCTCTGGTCTCAGTCCTGCCAGCGTACACGGCTTCTATTACATATCCGTATCTGCGCTGAACTCTCGCCTGGCACTGTTTATCTGTTTCCAGATAAATATTGACTTTCACAGCTTGATTCCCCCTTTCTTTAAATTCGTCTGTTCAATCTGATCAATGTGTAATGGCGGTAATTGTGCCCAGTTACCGGATTTTTCCCCTCAAAGAGCTCTGCTATGTAGTAGCCTTTCTTAGGCTTCACTTTCTTAGGCCAACGCTTCAGTTCCTCTGGCTTTGGCTCTGGAAGCGGCATGTTCCTGGAATGGCTGTAGTTTGCTTCACTAAGTCTGGGCTTTGCCAGGGTTCCGTCTTGTTTCTTTTCCCTGGTTTTCTCATCCTTTGTGATGTAATCAGCCAGTTTCTGGAAATCCTCTTCCGGGCACTTACTCTTCCTGATCTGAGTTACATATACTCCACCATAGGGCCAAGCCCTTTCAACAAGACTTGCCGTATTTCCAATATCGTTGATAATACAATGTATATGCCAGGCTCCCTTCGTCCCCCGCTCAATGTTCCGGATCCAGAAGAGCACCCTGTCTTTTTTCCTGTAAATCTTTCTTAGCTTGTCCATCATTTTCAAAAACTGCTTCTTGGCAGTGTCCATATCTGGAGGTCTGTTCTCTGGCTTGTATGTAAATGTCACCCAAAGATCACCTGGTGAAAAATATTCCATCAGTCTGAGTCTTGCCCTCTTGGATTTATTCCAGGCGTTTACTCTCTGAACATCTTCCGGAGTAAGCTTTCTCTTAGGCAGTCTCTCCTTCCCCTTAGCTCCATACTTGCCATCATAATTCTCTTCCACATACAGGATATCCTTCTTCTGCAGATACCAGGTTTTACGCTTTGTTTTCATACCAAAAGGCTCCTAAGTTTAATATCTTAATCGAGTACTAAACAGGGGAATTTCACCCCTGATTTTTCTTACATTCTTGACTTTTTAGTGGCCCAATGATATTATGTAATTGGTTGATTACATATGGACCTGAGTCGATGCCCCCCTTGCATCGGCTCTTTTCTTTAGTTTACATAACTTTCTTTTTTCTGATCTGTTCCAGCTCTTTTTCAACATCTTTTCCGCTGTATTCTGTCAGAAGCTTTCCAGAGATGTTATAAGTCCACTTGGTGGACATCTTAATCGCTATTCCAATCGGCAGTTTTCCCTGCTGCATCGCAACACGTACAAACTGCGGGGACGTGTTGAGAATTGCAGCAGCTTCAGTTGTCAATATTTTTCCTGTGTTCATTTTTCGCATCCTGCTTTCTTATTATTCCATTGATAAATCCGTAATCGGTACATTTGAAATAACCTCTGATTGATCCTGCTTCCCCCATGTGATTTCGATTGTCATATGAGGGCTCTTTCTGGTGTTTTTCACCTGTCTCTCCATTTTTCTGATAAGTTTGCTCAAGAAGTCATCCTGCAGTGCTATCTCATGAGGTATTTTGCATACGATTTTTATATGTTCCATCTTTACACCATCCTTTTCTTCCCATCACTTTTAACTAGCAGCTTTCGCTATAGTCAAAAACTAATGCGATTATTGAAATTACTAATGAAATTATTTGTAGCTTCATCTTCTTACCTCGCTTTCTGTTACCTCTCCAATTATATTGACTTTTTATTTCTTTTCTCCTATTCTTTAGGTACAGGGCACTGGCATGCCCGAGTTTTATGAAAGGAAAACAAATGCCAATGAATAAACTTACATTTTGTCCACTCATTAATAATGAGTGCCGTTCTGACTGTATTTTTCATGTTCCGCATAATATAGCTTTGAATAATGGAAATACAGCTCAATGTGAATTAGCCGCTTTTGTCTGTTGTTCTGATGAAACTGCAATTCAAGCTGTTTCTGAAGCTATAAAAAATCTTCATAGCTAATTTTGACTAATTCACCAACTTTTGTGTCCTGTGCGATTTTCCTTTTTACATAATCTAAAATCGCATAGGATTGCTCTACAGATATTTCTCTTTCGTGGAACATCTCAATTATTGCTTCACAGATTTCATAGTTCTTCTTTTCTGCAAGCATAAATCCCATCCTCTCACCTCGCTTTCTGTTATCCTGCTTTCTGGGTTTCCATGCTTTCTTTCATGATGTTCATTCCTTCAGCTACTCCCAGGAGTCTTTCTTTTTTAGAATCTGGAAGATTAGGAACAATTTCTGAAAGGCGTTTCAAGATTTTTTTCTCTTTTTCTGACATAATGTTCACCTCTCTTTTCTCGTTGTATTTTCCTACGCCTTAGTTGTACTATATCACCATCGTGTTGTGTTGTCAACTATTTTTCCACAACTTAGTTGTATTTTTATATTGACTTCTGTTTTAACACGATGTATACTTGGTTTTAAAGAAAGGAGGACAGCATGGAAACCATCAATGACAGAATTGGATTTGTATTAGAGCGTTCTGGAAAAACTAAAACCGCTTTTGGGGAATCCTTAAATGTTTCTCAACAATATATTTCTAAATTGGTAAGAACCGGAAACCCTAGTGAACTATTGATTGATGATATATGTGAGAAATATCATATCCGAAAGGATTGGTTGTTAAAGGGAGAAGGAGACCCAGATCAGCCCCTTGATCGTCAAGATGAAATTGCCAAGCTTACGGCAGATCTGTTCAAGGGTGAAAAGAATTCCTTCAAGGAACGTCTTATCTTCGCTCTTGCTAACTTGGACGAATCTGAGTGGGAGCTGCTGGAGAAAATTGCGGAAAAGATTGCAAAAGAAAAGGACTAAGGATTTCCTCAGTCCATCAACCTTTTAATGAGTTTGTAGATAAATGATAAAAGTTCATCATCTTCTATTTTTTCTATAAGCTCACGTATCTTTTCCTTTTTTTCTTCTGTGCTCATATGTATAACCCCTCCGTTCTCGCTTGTTCGAACGTTTGTTCGCTTTTAATATACACCATTTATATTTGAAGTGCAATATATTTCACAAACATTTGTTCGTTTAACATTATTTTTTATACTTATTATACGATAAACAGAGGGATTAATTTTGCTTGAAAACACAATCGTCCAGTGTACTGGACACTTATTTGTACGGTGAATCAAACAGATCTACCATCCCGACTTTCAGAGCCTTGGCAATCCTTTCTAAGTTGTCCAGGGTTGGTGAATACTTCTCGATCATAATATTGTTGATCGTGGATTTCGGGATCCCGGTCATGTTCGACAGCTGCCGTACAGATACATTTTTTTCATACATGATTTGTGTTAGTAATATCTTCATACTACTATTATCTACAAAAAGACATTGTTTATTCTGCAAGCAATGTAGAAATCGGGAGGGTTTATGAATAAGAAAATGTTAATGACTTCTGGATACAACTTTGAAGGATATACTATCACTGAATACCTTGGAGTTTTTTCTGGAGAATGTGCCTTAGGTACCGGATTTCTAAGTTCTCTGGGTGCAGGAATTTCAGATTTTTTGGGCACCAACAGTAAAATGTATTCGAATAAATTAAAAGAAGCAAAAGAATATGCATTGGATCAGCTTCAAAGTCAAATTACTGAGGCTGGTGGAAATGCAATAATTGGGCTTGATATTGATTACGTTTCTTTTTCTGCTGATATTATGGGCGTTGTTGCTTCCGGTACCGCAGTTAAATTAGGCGAAATCCCTACTTCTGTTGAAGACATCGAAACTCAAAGATATCCAATAAACGCAACCAACAAGGGATTATCTTTTCGTCCTTCTTCTTTATACATAGAGACTTTGAATAATAGCAAGATTTCATATTCACTGGAATTATTTCATTCTGACGAATGCTCCGTGTCAGCTATTATGGCAGATATAGAATTCACTGATGCTTTCCAAAGAGAAAATATTATAAAAAACGTTGTTTTCTCTGGTTTCAAAGAAAAACATAAAAAGTATCTTATCAGTGATTCTATTTTACAGGATTTTCCTGCTGACTATTTGAAACTGTTAAGTGGTATTCGGGTAACCGTAAGAAAATATATTTCAGACAATCAATTAATCGAACTTGTTGACTCTGAAATCGAATATGACTCTTTATCTGATTCACCGCAAGGTGATCCAATGGCTACAGCTTCCGAATTGCTTTCCGTTGCTGAGGGGCTTTCAAACGCTAAAGAGATTTATGAATACGTTTTTTCATACAACGAAGAGCATGGCGGTATTATTGATCAGAAATTGATTTCTGGTCTTGAATCGCAAAAGAGCATTGAACGTTTTTATGGAAATCATAAAGATACGGCAATTAAGGAAATAAAGAAATTTTTCAATTTAGAATAAATAAAAACCGCCCCAGTGTTACCAGCACCAGAGCGATTTGTGAATAATTTGCAGTGTAAAGAAAACTGCTATAATCATTCCATAGCAAGATTATTATAGCACTTTTCTTTACACCTGCAAAGGTGTATTTTTTATACTCTTTTTTAGAAGAAAGGTGATGTTATGAAACTTCCAAATGGATTCGGTTCTGTATATAAGCTATCTGGCCGGCGCCGGCGGCCATGGGTGGCAGCCAAAACCTTCGGATGGGAATTTGATGA